CGGATATTTGTCAATGATGTTCTGGATGCTCATTACATTTTCTGAAGTAATCATCTCAACAGGTTCTTTTGATTCTGACTTTTTAGCTGCTGCTTTTCCACTGCTACCTGTATTAGTAGAATCGCTGTCTTTGTTGTCATCAATGCAGAACAGTCCATTCAATGCGTACTTTCTAGCATAGGATGAGGCCGCACCTGTTACCTGCGAAGAATCCATGCCTTTTTTTGACTCTTCTTCCCTTGCATAAGCAACGGTTGTAATCTCGCCAGCATCTTCGCAGTCGTTCAGATGAGCTTCTGCTCTAACATATATTCTGTCTCCAACAACTTCCATCCGATCTGTGACGCTTAACACAGTCTTTGTTTCTGCCAGAAGCGGTTTTACAGCTTCCAGAATATCCTCACAGCTCCTATATTTGTATTTCCCGAAGGAATTGTACTGTCCTTTAGGGGCTTTCAGTTTTGACTGAATAATCCCTAACTTCTCATATATATTCACTTCTATTCCTCCTTGTCATAAACCACATGTTTACTGCCCTCAATAATCAGCAAACTTGCAATATCTTTCATAGATAAGGTTGATTCGTTATAGATTTCGACCAGTGCGTTGTATGCGTCTGATGAAACTTTTACAACCTGATTGTCTTTTCCAGTTACCAGCTGCTTCTTTCTTGCCGGAATACGGATTTCAAATTCACTCATTCGTTTCCTCCTTATATGATTTCTGCACTATTAAAAGCCCATTTAGAGCCTGTACGTAGCTCGCCAATGTTCTTGCCTTGTATGATTCTTCAATAGGATTATCCGGGACTGTGGCAAGCTGTATATCAATCAGTCTCAGAATTTCATTAATCCTCTCGTCCATGTTCACACCGCCTTAAAAAAGCAATACAGGTTATCCGAAGCGTCCCCGAACTTCTCTCCGTCGATATCTTCGGCTTTGTGGTATTCCACATGGTCAAGAGACATATCGCAGTTTTCATAATCCAATATGTGATCCCCTCTGGACTGAAGCTCTCTGAGAAGTTCATTGATACATCCTGCTATCTCCAGACTGGGAAGAAGTTTCATAATTGCTATCTGCTTACTCATTTGGACACTTCCCATCTATCAGAAGTTCCAGTAAGAAAGCTTTGATTACTCTGAGACTTTCGCGATTCTCTTTTTCAAAAAAAGAACTAAGAGATACTCTCTGATATAAGTCCCACTTAAACACACCTTTAGGAAGCTCAACGTCTTCTTTTCTTTTAAGCCCTCTTACCTCCAAGCCGTAGCCTGAAAAATCGAATGTAACACTTGCTGTCGGAACTTCGTTCACAACTCTTTTACAGAGTCCATAAATTTCATCAATCTCTTTCTCGAACATCTTCTTATCCTCCTTATTCCCTACTGCCAGTCTGCTTTCATCTGGCGTACCGCCCATGCTGCCGAGATACCGAAAAAGATGTTCAGCCAGATAGGTATATCCACATATTTCCCGGCGAGCATACAAACAGCAATTAGCATATACTCTTTCATTTCATTTCTCCCAGAATCCACGCAAGGTTGCTTGCTACCAGTGCGGCAGTTGTGACCAACCATGCAATAAACCATTTTCTTGCTTTTTTTCTACTTTCTTCGACAATTTCTGTCGCAAGAATGAACTCAAGTTCGTCCCATGTCGGAACATTTTCACATTTATTTGTGCTATTTCTGCTCATATCGTGCTAATTTCTCCTTTTTTGGTATTTACAATTAGCAGATACGAAGTTATAATTAACCTGTACCTACTAAGCGTAGATTAGTAAGTGCAACGCTCCGGTTGGTGGCGCTTCACCGCCGGGGCACTATCACTTTAATGCTTCTTTCCCTCTCCAGACATATCCTGTTTCTTCCCAGAGCTTTCTTGGAGAGATAACAAATTCTATTCTGCCAGAACCTTTTCTGTCGTGAATCACTTTATTCCCACGATACGCCGTACCGATAGGCAGCCATCCATAGATGATTCCTGCTCTGACAGATGGTGTAGGAATGCCTGTCATTTTGCTCACATCTGATACTGTCAGGCGCTCGTTTGAGAACTCTGGCATCTGCGGAATGCCCGATATGATTCTTGCCACTTCGGCGGCAAACTGATGAACTTCTGCATTTTCTTTTATGTAAGTGTCAACTTCGCTCATATATTTACTCCTTTCATTATTGCTTCAATTCTTACCACCCTAGCACTAAACGGATTAAAACTGTTGCCGCACTTGCCACAATTGCTGGAATCACATATTCCATAATTGGATGGCGTTTCATATTTTTCACCTCCTTGCTTTGCTTTTATCTCTTAATGCGATTTTTATTCAACCTATTGTATTTCCTTTTCCCTCTACCTATAATGCATTTACAGGCACCGACATGCCGAGTATAACGAAAGGGGAATTATATGGTTGAAACAATTACACGACTGTATCATTGCCACAAGATTCACAAACACGTGACTGTTTATGAAGAGTATGAGGTTTCTGATAGCGGTCGCCACCTACTGCGGTGCTCATGTCCATATCATCAATACACGGAAATGAAGCCGCACTGTGATGGGTATAATGATCATGGTTTTCAATGTGGTTATGCAAAAAATCAATAACCAAACTCACTAACTCATCCGGTCGCTCACTTGGCGATAGGTAACAGTAAAGCCGTAGGTCACATTTGCAACAGTCTCCACCAGATTCTTTGCAGTGTTGGCTGACGGCTTTATTAAATTGTAATGCGTCCATTTACGCTCCTTTCTACTCAATACACATTTGAGCATTGCAGTCCCTGATGCACATTACTGTATTGGTGCATGGATGCCAATTTCTGACATATTCCATAGATTCTTCAAATCTCAGCTTAGGGATGTTATTACGGGCATTTACTGCGAAGTAAGTCTTTATATCCCTGTTGCATTCAGCAAATACTTTCTTGCCAATTTCCTTGTAAGCATTTGACTCTTTCCCACCAAGGTGAGCAATTACGACACTTGACACTAAGTCTCTAATAGATTCCTGCTGTGCGTAGTCAATAGTCATGGTATTTTCAAGTCTGTTAAGCCGCTCTTCGTGATCTAAGAATCCTGTCGCAATAACCTGTATCTGTTCAACTGTCGTCAGTGGCTTCTGGTATGAGCCTGTCTTTCTGATTGTTGGAAGAACTTCATCCATAACCCATGATTCAAATTTCTCTGCCGATGGAAGTTTCGATTTCATAATCAAGCGGTACAAATCTCCCTCTGTTATGAAACTCGCTTCCTGATTCCTGCCGAGAGAATCTGTGAGGTGGTGTTTTACCACCCCACGGCAATGCTGTTTAAGTGCATTAACCGTGTCCTTGTAGCCAAGAGCTTTCGCAACGTCAGCTCCAACAAAATACGGTTTCCCGTCAATTTCTGCTGTTCGGATGTCCCCGAACTCTTCTGAATTAAAAATCTGTAATTCGTTCATGTTTCTCCTTTCTAATTTGAATTAACTACTTCTTTCTTATCTGATTTTTTCCCCAGATTATTCTCGGAAAAGCTTTCCGTCTTACCGAGAATATATCCTTTGTCAAATTCTGACATATTAGGAATCGCTTCTTTCAGCTTTTCAACGATTCTTTTTTCTTTTTCTGACATATACGCACCTCTTTTCTTGTGATATACTCTCCTGTAAAGGAGGTGTTCATTTGATAACAAGATATCAATATAAAATATTGAAAAAAGCTTTAAGAAATTGTGGATTTACTCCTAGTAATCAGCGTGAAGTAGATGCTTGCAAATACCTTTTCAACAAAAAATACTTTATGCGCTCAAGATCGCAAGATCACGCATATGAAATCACACAAGCGGGTGAAGTCGCCATGAAAGCATATTTTCAAGATATATCCAGATTTTGGATAACAACTGTTCTGTCCATCATTGCGCTGATTACAGGTCTTTTCTCAATCTCTATACAATCAGAGCCACTATTGCAATTATTAGAGAAACTATTGCAATAGCTCCTAATACATGTGTATCGGTAGATAATGAATCTACATAATGCGAATACATCTGCAAAGTTTCTTTCACTGTAAATTCAACGTCTACCTGTTCACATGGTTCTTTTTCAAAGATACAGTCCATATCTACTGTCCCGCCAAACGGAATAGGCTCATCTGGAGGAACAATCCTTCTTTCTGGCATCTTTAAATCACCTTTTTCACCTGTCAGAACTGCTTTCTTGATTTTGTTTGTCTGGTCTTGTAAATCCCAGATACGATTCCACAGGTCAGAAATTGTTTTGTCGATTTCTTTTTTCTTACGCTTCACTGTTTTCACCTCCTTTGTTTACCTTGTAAACACAGTATAGTCCCTCAGACAACATTTGTCAATACCTTTTTGTTGACTTCGTAAACATTTTATGATATTATATTCTCAGAAAGGAGGAATTAAATTGAAAGACAGGTTTAAAGAGTTGCGAAAAGAATTAAACGTAACTCAACAAGAATTTGCAGACAAACTAAAGATAAGTAGGAATTTTGTAGCGCAAATTGAAATGGGAAGCAAAGTTCCATCAGATCGGACTATTGATGATGTTTGCAGAGAATTTAACGTAAACGAAGAATGGCTAAGAAATGGAACTGGAGAAATGTTTCAGCCAGAGAATAAAAACGATGAAATTTCTAAGTTGTTCGGAAATGTTCTAAAGTCTAGTGATGATGATTTTAAATACCGTCTCATCAATGCTCTAGCAAAGCTAGATGATTCTGGATGGGATAACTTAGAAAAGCTCCTAGACACGATTTACGAAAAGAAATGAGAAAATAGCCAAGGGCAATGCGCAAACCCTTGGCTTTTCTTTTTAACCGATTAATGTTTTTATGAAAATGTATATCGACCTCAGCCAACATCTGTTTTCTATCTTTTGTATCATTTCAATAATCTCTTTCTTATAATCCATAATAACCCTCCCTGTCGCAACTACCGCCTACACTACAGTATATGTCCGGCTTGTGGGAAATAGAACCGAACGTTCGTTCTCTTTTTCTATTATACCACCTATTCCGACTCTTGGCAACTGCCAATGATACACATGAACTCTCACTATTTTATAGAAAAAAAACATTTCTTTTTCATCTAAATCACTCTATTTCATTCTAAATCTTTACAACGCGTTCTCAAAATGATAAAATAAAAATACCACGAATAACCGTACTTTACATAACATTGCAAAATCAGCGGTACAAAAAACATAATCCGCATGAAAAGTGCGAAGCGTGGCGAATAAAGCTATTAGGAGGAGCAATTCTATGAGTAAGAAAAAAGGTGGAAAACTCAAATGGGTAGTTTTAGCAGTTGTTGCCATTGGCGTTATCGGTGCCATTGGTGGAAATTCGGATTCAAACACCACGTCTTCTTCCAGCACATCTGCAAAGACGGAATCTGTAAAAGAAACTGATACACCTACGCCAATTGAATACACGGCCGTATCAGTCAATGATATGATGTCTCAGCTTGATGATAACGCACTTGGAGCATCTGATAAATACAAAGGGCAATACTTAGAAATCACTGGTAGACTCGGGAACATTGATTCATCTGGAAAATATATCTCCCTCTATCCTGACGATGAATATGCGATAATCGGCGTTCAGTGCCAGATTAAAAATGATGAGCAGCGTTCGAAAGTCGCATCAATGGCAAAAGGTGATACAGTCACACTAAAGGGAAAATGCACAACTGTCGGAGAAGTTCTCGGATATTCAGTCGATATTGAAGAAATAGAATAAAAATAAAAACCACCCCGGCATTGGCGTACCGAGGTGGCGTTTATACATCTCCGAAGAAATGTAATATTCTGGCAAAACATATTGTATCATCTTCGGAGCAGTCGGGCAAGTCAGAAAGTTTGTTCGGCTGTTATTTTTATACCTAAATACAGCTACAGAAAGAGGGAATAAAAATGGCGAAGAAAAGAAAGAAATACCCGAAGCTCCCTAACAGTTTCGGAACAATACGGTACCTGGGCGGCAACCGTAGGAATCCATTTGCGGTCCATCCTCCGGCAGTACTGGATGAAAAGACCGGAAAGCCCGTCCGACCGCCTGCAATCTGCTATGTAGACGACTGGATTAAAGGATTTACTGTACTGACCGCATACAAGGCAGGAACATATCAGCCAGGGATGGAACGAGACCTTGAGATATCACCTACAACGGACGTAGATACCCTTGTTACTCGTTTGATTGCTGACTACAATACAATCAAGGGTGTCGAGGATAAACACCCGGAAATCAAGAAATTGACGTTTTCAGAGGTATATAAGAAGTTTTACGCATGGAAGTTTCCAGAGGGTTCAAAACTTTCTTATAGTTCAAAGATAGCTTACCAGACCGCTTACTCAAACTGCACGGCTCTGTATAATCGTGTATTCGAGGATTTAAAAGCGCCTGATCTGCAAAAGGTAATTGATGACTGCCCGTTAAAACGTCAGAGCCTTATGGCAATTCTTACGCTGTTCAAGCAGATGTATAAATATGCTGTTTACTCAGAAATTGTAACAGAAAACAAGGCTTTGTATGTAAAAGTCAACGTGGATGACGACACTGAACATGGAACGCCATTTTCTGACAATGAGCTAAAAATTCTCTGGAAGAATTCTGCTGATCCGGAAGTGCAGCTTATATTAATCATGTGTTATTCTGGCTGGAGAATCGGTGAAGTGCTTAAGTTGACAACTAACTTGGAAGAGAGATACTTTCAGGGCGGGATCAAGACTAAGGCGGGAAAGGGCCGCGTAGTACCAATTCATTCGGCGGTATACGAATTTGCTAAGCAAAAGGTTCTTACTCAAGATGGGAAGCTCTGTGTATATACTCAGCAGCACCACCGCAATGCTCTGTTCTATCCTACGCTTGAACGTCTTGGAATTGTTGGCGATCCGAAACACACGCCACACGACTGCCGGCATACTTTTTCCATGTTATGTGAAAAATACGGCGTCCGGGAGAACGACCGGAAGCGAATGCTGGGTCACTCTTTTGGTGGAGATGTTACAAACGCGGTATATGGACACAGGACACTAGAAGAGCTCCGAACAGAGATTGAAAAGATAAAAGTCCCATTTGTGACTAACTGTGACTAACGGAATCTTATTTTATCAATTTTATTCATCACAATTCAGAACATAAAAACGCGTGAAACCCTTGTAAAATCAACATTCTCAGCGATTTTGCAAGGAATTCACTCATTTCATTTTCATTATTCTAATTGTATTCAATCAGGATATTAATTAGAACTATGCAAATGTCAGAAAGTCCTTTAAATACAGTACTTTAGAGGATATTTAATTAGGAAATGATTTTTTTGTTTGTGACTAACGTGTGTCCAACGAACTAATAGGATTTACAAAACGAAATGATACAATATGTTATAAGAAGCATGATTCCCGGGGTGCTATCCCCGGGAGTTTTTATTTATGAATTTCTGAAATTCTGGTAAATACGCCCTTCGGGACAAACTCAAATACAAACCCATCATCATTCGGGTACGGGATTCTGACGAAGTACCATTTCAGCCCAGAACTGTCTGTTTCGGTGTATTTCATTACCTCTACAACTGCACCTTTTTTCAGCTTTGGAAACAGTTTAGATGGGCTATTTTTGTTTGATTTTGTATAGCATTTTGTGTCCTTTTTAATCTGCGCAATGTAGGCTCTGGTGTTCTGTTTTTTGACTGTATCTGAGTCTGAAACTGGTGTTGTATCTTTAACTAAACTGTAGTTTGGAGTGCAGAATTTTGTTCCCGGGAGGTTGCTGTTGTAGTAGCTTTTCTGGCATACTCCACCACCATTTGCGATAATTGTAGAGCCACCAGAAGTATTCCCTTCGACTGTCCAGAACCGATCTCCTGACACTTTAATTACGATTCCAGTGTGCGTAAATTCTCCATTACGTTTAAAAATTACAATATCACCCATCTTTGGATTTGCATTCAAAGTAAACAAATCTGCCATTGTCGGGCAGTAAACGTATGGCCAGTGTTTCAAAAGTTTCTTTGCTGTGTCTAATCCGAATGTTTTCATTATACACCATGAAACGAATGCAGCGCACCATGGCTGTCCCTGATAATCCGGCTTAATATCTCGCCAATATTTTGTGCAATTATTTTCCCCGGCGTTTGCAGTCTTACTGTCGAGCTGACTATTGCTTGCCTTTTCAAGATATCCGATTTCGTTCTTTGCAATCTGGATTAATTTGTCAATTGCGTTCATGCTCTTATCCTCACTTTCTGGAAAATATGTCTTTAATGCGTTATAAACAAACTTCTGTCTGCTCTTATATGCTCCCACTTGGTTTCCTGTATCGGTCTGACAGGCTACATAGAGATTGTCGAGTGTATATGGTTTCTTAGTCTTTTCCAAAATCCGTTTTACGGCAGATAATCCGCCTTGGTGTCGGAAGTTCACGCACATAGCTTTCCCTCTAGCGTCCGTAACGCCCTGTTTAAGGGCTTCATCTGCATAGGTGGCTAATTGTTCATCCATAAGGCTATCTTGGCATTTAACGCCAATTTTGGACGAAATAAGGGCAACTATGGTGTCGGCAAGCTGTGACACTCTGGAAATATTAAAGCATTCCCAGTTTGCGGTCTGAACTTGTTCCAGAAGTCTGACATTATCTATCTTCTCCCACTGTTCCGGGTCAGCATCGTAAATTCGTTCCAGAAGTGTTTGTGCTTCGGTTGCGTACCACTGTCCTGCCCCGATTGTAATTGCGTGTTCTTCAGAAGAATTGGTGTAGGCTTCTGTGAAGTCCGAATAATCCTGCTGTCCGTAAACCTGTCCGCCGGTTTCGACTGCATAAATAATCTTTCTCAGGACGTTTTTTTGTTCAGTTGTCATGTTGTCCGCTCCTTTCGCAAAGATTCTTGCCTAATACTGATTATAGCATTTAGCGTTAAGACATCTCTGTACCAATTTAAAAATCCGACAGGTGATTGCCTGCCGGATAATGCTAAATGGTGCCCCGTAAAAGGGTATTTTTTTATTCTATTTTAGACATTTTCGTTTGACAAAGATTAACTAAAGCCCTCTTTAGCTGATTAGATTCCAAGCATTTTTTTTGATTTCTGCATAAACTCTCGGTACATAGAACCTTTCATAACCTTCGTAGTTTGGATGCATTCCGTCACCTGTTGTGTATTTTGTTTTATACCCTTCATTGCAGTTCAGACTTGGACAATCGTTGAACAAATCAGCAATGCTAATGCCCCACTTATTCATTACCTTTACTATCGCTTCGTGTAATTTAAGGTAATACTGTCCGTATGTTGTATTGTCGAGCGTCATCCTGTGTTCGATTACATATATAATAGGCTTCCCAGCCCATTTCTGAAGAGCTTTTTTGCACATATCTTCCAGTGCGCCATAAAATGTAGTTAAATCCAGTTCAGTAGAGAAATCTCCTGTAATTTCACCCAAAAAATTCGTATCGGCGTAATATTCACAATCATTAATGCTGCCACTCATAATTACAATATCAGCATCTGCATCCATATCATCCAATGTATCATGGATACAACCAATATCCGTAACATCATCGTTCGCTCTCGGATGCCCCTGCGGTATGATAGCTCCCCAGATTGCATGATTATCAACTGTCATACCATGAGCATCTGCAATTTGTTCGACATAGCCATGTCCCGGAACGCTATGTGTCGCAGCGGTAATGCTATTTCCAGTGCATGTAATTTTCTTTCCATACAGTGGATCTTTTTCAAGTATCTCAATACGTTTCTGGTTGCTTTCAATATTAGAATACATCACTGTAACACTAGAATCATTGTTTGTATTTAATACCGAAAATTCCATATATACTGCATTGGATGGGATTTCAGCTATTCCAGAATACATTGTATCACCGTAGGTGGGTGCAGTTGTTGCTATAACCATTCCTGCGACTTTCATATCTGCACTCAAAAATAATATCGTCGGAATATCTACGTTTCGAAAAGCAGTATATGTTATACTTTTAATGCCATATGGAATAGGAAATATACCAGTCGTTGATAGATTATCAGCAGGTTGCAGTTTACCATTTTTATCGTAGTAGTTTCCTTTGATACCAATTCCATCGGTTATTGTATATTTTTTAACATTGTAAATTTGATTATAGTTTCCTGCGATATCAGATTCCATATGCTGAATATTGTTTTCAATATTCTCAATTTTTTCAGCATTTACATCTGGTTTGTAGTATAAAAATATACCAGAAATTGATAATCTTTCATCATTTGGCGCATCGTAGCTAGCAAAACTGATACCATCAATATCTTGAGGTATCGTAAATTCACCACTTTTAAAATTAGCGTCCACATCACCCAACAACGAACTTTTTTTGATGTAAACTCCATTTTTGAAGCAGGCTATATATGGCGAATAGTTTGCGGGGCTTCGCAGATATGCGTATGTTACTTTTGTTTCAGGTTCAACTTTAAAAACTCTGGTGTGCTTATAGAGCGTATGCGGTGTGATTGTTCCGTCTTCGTCATAAAAACCATTTATCCAGTCAATATCTTTCCCAGAAAATGTCTCATTTTTTTTAACAATTATTGCATCATTGATATCAACAATTTCTTCCTTTAGTGAACCAGTTTCCTTTTTCAGCGAAGCAATATCCGTCTTGTTCTGTTCGATCTGCGCGGCCTGCTCTTCTGTGGCTCCAGGTTGTACGGGATTCTCTTTGAGATATTTGTTTACTGCATTTTCTATCTCTTCTGGAGTCGGTCCGCTAATGCCTTTCTGACATAAATCGTATAAATATTTCTCTACCCGTGTAATTGGATCTGGGACATTTCCGGTATAACTCCCAGTTAATTTAGCAAGATATTTCTCTTTTCTTGTTATCGGATTATCTACCATAGTTACTCCTTTCTGAATGAACTTTACATTCTGAGACTGCCTATTTTAATTATATCACGTAGACGATTTATAGCTCTGTACCAATCAACTAATATTACGGTCAGGGCTGAGATTTTGAGGTTATTTGGGTGAATAAGGGCTTATTTTGATTTTAAAGAAAAATGCGCTCTTATTTGCGGTTTTGGGGTTCTTATTTGGCGAAATTAATGTTGAAATAAGCAAAAAGAGCCTATTATGGTTCTACTCGAATTCATCATATTTATCCTCCTCCTTATACATAACTATTTGTCTGTCCACCATTTATCCGGATTATTATACATGTCAAGTAGCCATCTTTTCATAGCACCCACGCTGCTGAAAAGTCTGGATGGATAATAATAATATTTACCTTCTGGTTCATCACTGCCCGCTATTTTAGGAGGAGTTACATCAAGCACCCCTGCCTGTTTGTCACTATCCTTAAACCAAAACGGTTTCTCTTCAAATGCCCCGCCCCATGAGTAAAACGGTACGTTTTCCGGATTGGTATTATAAAGGCTGTATTTTTTTAAGATGTCATCCCAATTTGCAGAATCAGAATACGCGAATTCCGTATCGCCAGTATCCGTTGTAAGTCTCCATGTTGGAACCATTGATGTATCACCATTGTAATATCTCCCTTCCAGCTTGGAATTGTCCACAGCCGCCGCTGTAACCATATATATTCCGTTTACCACCCGCACACAAAATCCATATGCTAAATTAGCATATTGAACTCCATATTTAGATTGTACTGAGAAACAAACTTCGGCTCTCTTGTACGGTGCAGGGTTTTTAAATCTGGCGTAAAGGTCGTATTCTCCCCACCACTGATCTTCTTCAACTACCTCTTCTTTCTTTCTCCACAAAAGTGTGTCGCCGCCCCATATTTCCTGTATCTCTTTTCCACCGGAATAGAAACCGTCTATTTCTTTTCCGCCGGAAAAAGCTTTATACTCTATTGCCATTTAGTTCTCCTTATATGTCATGAAAATAGTATCGCCCCTAGTACGAGCTGCTGCGGGAAGGTTATCGTAATCGTCTTTTTTGATGCGCTTCATACAACGTAATGCCGTCTTTTTTATAGTGCCTCCAGAAGTAGAAACAGCAGCCGGGGTAAAATCGTTCGTACCGTCTGAGAATCCATAGCTCACTACTGGCATTTCTGATCGGGTGCGGTTTACGGTTGCGGATATCTCAGGAGTGTATTTTCCTAACTGCTGACTATTACTATTAAACGGTGCATTGTTGGAAGAATAGGTGTCAATCATGTCTGTAGCGCCGATTTTGAGCGTCCTGCTCATGATGTATGAATGGACGTACCATTGCAGTTCTGTAGGCTCCTGATCGTCGTGCTGAATCTGCTTTTTATAGTAAAGTTCGACTGCCTGTCCAACCATGTTCAGTGGGTTTCCCTGAACCTCGGCGGTATATCCCTGCGCACGATAATATTTCCGCAAATCTTGATTTACGAACACGCCATAGCAAATTTTCATAATCGGCTCAGCTCTTGAAATACCGCCGTATTCGTTGGCATCCCAAACGTAATTCAGCCAATCTTCATTCCCGACAAAGAAACTATTTCTGTTGTAATAAACATTGTTATCATATGCTTCCTGCGCTGTGTAGTCACCTTGTATAAATCCAAAGGCTCTATTCGGGTCGGGGTCACAAAATATAACATTCGGGAACCAAATTCTACCCTCTTTTGCGGTAAAACTTTTGAATGTATCAAGATGCACTTCCTCATTGTTGTAGTATTTATAAATGTTCTGATTACCGGTGGTCTGCCCGTATTTATAGCTGTTCTGGCGAAGCTTCAAATACTCAAATTTACCATCCCTATTCATCCATCCAAAGCGGTCATTTTGCAAGCATAAATCTTTCAGAATATTCACTACGTTCATCTCATTTGAGTTATTCGTATCGGGCACATAAGTGTCGTCCCAATGCAGTTTTGTACTAACTTGTTCGAGTCCCAAAAACTCAAATAATTTATCTCTAAATTGCTTTTGAGTCAGCTTTTTCTTCTTATCAGTCGTCTGGTTTTTATACCATCGAGCAATGTCAGTATTTCGTAATTTATACAGATAATCATACGCGATAAAATTACGTGTCAGGGAGTTTGCTTTTCGCTCTGCACTGTCGATTTCACCTGTGAAAATTTTAATTTTTGTTCCTTTTCTCTCGATGTAAACTTCGATTTTGCCAGAGGGATAAAACTCTTCCGAGGTACCGTTAAACTGGTCGTGGTGAGCCTGAAACGTTATCTGATTGCAGACACAACCGCCAAAAATGAAATACTGTTCAGAGCAAATAGACTCCTGCAAAGTAAGCGTATTCTGGTCGATATTTTCATTTGTAAGGTCAGCAAATTCGCCATTAATCCAGTGTACTGTAACATTGATTGGTTCAGTTTTTTCTTCTTCAACTTCGCCAGAGCCGCCGCCAGAACCGCCACTTGAACTATCATCAAATGGGTTTTTCCCGTCGTTTGTGACTTTGATTTGAAAACTGTCAGAACCAACAAATTTGGAAGCTCCGTTGTCTGTGACATTATAAGAAACTGTGATGGTCTTAGAACCTGCGGTGAAACTATCGAAGCCTGAAATATCATAATCTGTAATTTCTTTCTCGGTTCCGTCCTGCCTTACTTCCACAACAGTTAACCCTGATGGGTCGAACGTTTCTCCGATTTTATAATAAATCTTGTTTGGATAATGTGAAATTCGGATTCCTTTTAGTTCATACACAGTCACTTTGAATGTGGATGTATGATTTTTATACGTTACGGAAATTTCTTTCTCGCCAGCAGAAGAACTATCAAGTTTTGATACGCTATAATCTGTCAACTTCCTCGATGCTCCATCTGTATATTTGGATATTACTTCGAGACCGGACGTATCGAGACTGTCACCTGTGTAATATTCTGTCTTTGTTGGCATTTTGGAGACTTCTATCCCAGATATACCAATTACCGAGATTGTAAATGTTGTCGTAAACTTATTGTAAGTTACTGTTATTGTCTTCTCTCCACCAGATGACATATCTGGGCTCGAAAGAGAATAGCCCGTAATTTCTTCTTTAATCCCATCCGTATATACCTGAGACACAATTATTCCACTGGCTAAAAATTCGTCATCTTCGTAATATCGCGTTTTTGTTGGTAGACTTGTTATTTCAATTCCAGTTACATCTACAACCATAATGTCGAATGTGGTCGTGAAACTCTCAAATGTCACCGTTATACTTTTGCTACCGTACGATGTCATATCTGGGGATGACAAGGCATATTTTTTGATTACTCCTGAGCTACCATCATCATAGACAACATTAACGATAAGCCCAGAAGACTTAAACGTTTCATTAACCATATACCTAGTTTTATCGGGCAACTGTGCTACTTTGATTCCGACAAGTGTTGCAAGACTATATGGCCTATAAGAAATATTCCAATCAAGTCCAGATTCGTCCTGGTGTATGAATGACACCTGTACTGGGCTTTCCGGCGTAGCTCCATTCAAGGACAAATTTGTAGTCTTGCCATTGCTAGTCAAGCTGGATATTCCGGCATAGATGCTTGTATCTATAGGAGACTGAATTACGTTCAGGTACATATCACCATTGTCGAATAAGAATAATTCATATTTTATCTGACTTTCGTGCGCTTCAGAGGCTGCAAAATATGTATATCCTTCTACTCGGATTTTAAGAAGTTTTATACCTCCGTCTAATTCAGTTTCCATCCTGTAAATATTATGCGTAGCTCCATCGCGGTTACAAATTTTCAATTGCTCTGAAGATACCCCAAATCCAATCCAGTTGTTTCCATTAACATAGAGTTTATCTGTGATTACATTGTTGAATCTAAACCAGCTAACGCCATCCAGTATGTCTGTTCCTTCATCCCGTCCGGAATTCTCTATTAGTTGCATCCCGGTTAAAGTATTAACGACCTCAGAAAGTTTATACGTTGTTACATCAACGTTGAACGTATCACTTTTATCTCCTATAAATACCGTTACAGTTTTTGTCCCGGTCGAACTGAAATCATAGCTTAATTCATATAAATCTGTTTCCTGTACAGTTCCATCTTCAAGGGTCATCTGTACAGTTAAATCTGCTTTGGAGATCGTTTCTCCGACATGATAAGTTTTTGATGGATAGTTGACTATTTCAATCTTTAAAATATTATTAATTGCTTCAAATGGGATATTGTTGCTATTTGCATAAGTCTCTGCTGTTGAACCAATATATCCGCGAATTGTCTTTACATAAATCGAGTATTCGCCAATCAGAACAGTTCTGCTCAGAATGGTTAATACTGCGTTTTTATTGTCGATTATGGTTCCTGTTATTTCTTTCAATGACGATGGCAATGTTAATTCTGTCAATCCGCTACAGTTATAGAAGCATCCATCTTGCAATGTTTCCAGTCCCTCTGGAAGTAATAATGTTGTAATTAGTGAGCAACCGGAAAAGCAGCTTTGCCCTATTGTCTTTAATGTAGATGGAAGTGACACTTCTGTAACATTTGACATGCCATAAAAGCAAGCTCCAATTAATCCAGTAATACCTTCTTGGACTACGATTTTTTTGACTTGACTAGAGTGATCTCCTTTTCCGTCAAAAATTCCACCGCCAAAATAACTTGGGGTGTCTATATCTTTTGTATCGCCCGTTCCCGAAACCGTTAATAGACCAGTAATCAGGTTAAGCGAAGCTATGGCATCTGTTTCTACATTTGCCCCAATATTTGCAGTAACCGTATCGGATACGTGTACTGTGTATGTGGTGCTTAATCCTCTTACAGTCGCTGTGATAACCTGTTCTCCGGCAATCGTGTTATCAAATCCAGAATATACTAATTCATAAACACTCTCTTCTTCTCCATCATCGTATGTAATAATGCCGTTAGCACTTTCAAAATCATCACCTATATAGTATTCGGTCTTGGCACCATCAATGGTTAACGTAGCGGTAGCTGCGACATATATACTTTTTGTTGCGGTTACTCCTTTATATGAAATCGCTAGTTCCTTTGTACCGGGAGTAGCACTGTCAAATCCGGAAACGTCAAATCCGGAAGTCAATGTTTCATTCTTTCCACTATCCCATACTGCCGTTACGGAATATATCTCTAGTGTTTCATTTAGAAGATAATGATCGCGAAGATTGAACTTTGTAAGTTCTAAGACTGTATCCTCTTTTACAGTGATTTCAACAGGCACGCTATAAGTTTTATATGATAATTTTACAGTTTTTGTTCCAACTGTAGATACATCAACATCGGGAAATGTAAAATTACTTACTGCATTCGTGTTTCCTGATGAGTCATAGGATTCTACCGACAATTCCGACCAATCTAATGCGTTTGGGACGTATACTGCTGCAGGGTTTGTCTTAATTCTTACCCCTGCTTCTTTTATCGGTGTGTATTTCGAGCGGATTACTTTTGGCTTTATTCCAGCATTGCTAATAAGTCTACTGATAGGATATTTTTTAAAATCGCTATGGTATTCTGCTAACACAATATCTGTGGTCTTTCCATTTGTGACTTCACAATCTCCAAATAGCGTATTGTATTCATTCTTCGCACTTTTAATTATATATACAAATATATTCCCGTCATCAAATAGAAAAACTTCGTATTCATATGCGTATTTGTCATAATAATGATTATATATTCCTTTTAACTTCAATTTCAGGAATTTAGCTCCTGTGTCAAGAACTCCTTCTTGCCTATATACGTCATTTATGTTGTTCGCCGCTTTAGCCCAGAACATCTTTAAGTGTTCCACATCTGCCCCGAATCCAATATATCCTTTACCGTTTATATAAAGTTTATTCACAGCATTTCCGGCGTAATGATACCAAGACGCTCCTTCTATTTCCAAAGTCTTTTCCTGCACAACATATTCATTGACTTTAGTCATCCCATCCGCTTTATTTAGTAATGATTCAAACGTGTATGTTGCCATATCTGTCCTCCCATATATAAAATAAAGAGCACATGAGCTGTGGCACCCATGCACTCTGGTTGCTAGTATTCGATCAGTGCGATTCGGATGCTTGAATAAAAGACCATCCCTCTTTTTTTATCAATTTCATTGATTGTAAAGTCAATATCTGGAACATATACTTTTGCATTCGTATATGTATTTGTTTCGTCATTCCAATAGGTGATATTTGCTTTACGCTCTTGCTTATTGATAATTGAGGAATTCATTACATTTTGAATTTTTATTTTTTCTTCTAGGGTTAAATCGTCAACTGTTTCAAATTCTATCTTTGTACGATAATGTGGGAGTGTGTCCCTGTGCAAATATCCTTTCATATCTGTCCATGAATCATTTTCAAGTCTTTGATTCGGTGTGCTTTTCCATGTTGCTCTTTTGATAAATTCATGCGGAAATTCTTGAGTCCCGAATTTTAATAGCCATCCCTGAAAATTCCCTGAACTAAATTCGCTCATGTACTCACCTACCCTTCAAAGATTCCGAAGCCTGTCCGGTTCCTGTATTGTCCGTTCTGATCGCGAAGCCAGCGGATGAATTCGTTTCCGTCAATATTCAATACGATATACTGAGGCGAACCACTACCGCCATTTCCAGATTCTTTCAAAGCTTCCATCATTGCCTGTTTCATCGTCGACAGTGGAGATACAACCTCTGTCTCACGCTTGTTATCACCGAGGATTGCTGCAAACTCTCCGGCGTTTCGCGGCACAACTGTACCTTTTGCCAAGTACGGAATCTGTGGCGCTGTCATTGTTGGAATGCTGAATCCCCAAGTGTTTCCACCTATTCCAGGAACCCATCCAGGAACTTTGATTTTCATCTTATTAAGAACTCCAATTGCGGCATTGACACCAGCAATAATTCCTCTGATCATTCCGTTTATCAATCCGATTACGCCATTAATGGGAACTTTTGCGATTCCCACAAGTGCTTCAAATACATTCTTGAATATATTTTTTACATTGTTCCATGCTTCTCTCCATCCATTCACGAAATCTGTTTTTACCCAGTTTATAAGAGATTTGAATTTAGATACGATAAAAACTACTTTCTCTTTTATAGAATCCGACAATATAATTACTATATTTGACACCTTTTCTGTTAACGAGTTCCATTTATTTACAAACCATTCTGCAAATGACCGTGTTTTTTCGCCTATCCAGTCAAATATGTTCCCGAAGAATTCTTTTATGGAATCCCAGTTTTTCATGAGAAGAACACCAGCTGCAATTATTCCGCCTATTGCTGCTATAATAAGTCCTCCTGGTCCGATTGCTGTCGCAATTGCAGATATGCCTCCAAGTATTCCACCAGAGCCTGTCATAAGTGCAATAAGCCCTTTGATGGCAAGTCCCACATTGCTGATACTGCTAATGATCGTAGTTATCAGCGTGATGATCTTAGCTGTTGCAAATGCGCCTATAAGAGCCGCACTAAATGCTTCAACTAATGTCTGATGTTCGCCAAGGAAATTAAGGAATCCTGAAACTATATTAATAAGTGTTGGGACTCCTGTTTCTATTAGCCATTTCAACGATGGAAGAATGATATTCTTATATATCCATTCAACAACATTGCCAAGAGCTTCGATGATTGGTGCGAATGATTGCACTAAATTCCTGATAGAATCAAGCAGCGGATAAAAATCGAGTTTTCCAGCCCAGTCTGCTGTTGCTTTCGTTATTTTTTCGATAAAAGTAAGTATTGCCTGAAAAGCATTTGCCAGTGCCTGGACTATCTTTGTTCCGACTTTATTTTTATTCCACGCTTTAGACAACCGAGACGCAATGTTTCCTATAATTTTAAAGATATTCTGTATGATCCGGAGCATGGTAGATAGCATTTCAGTGCCTGTCCCATTTGTCCAGACTTCCATAATACTTTTTCCTACACTCTTAGCAAGTTCAGCAAGACTGGAAAACATATGTCTTGCAGTATCAATAGTATTCTTGCCCTCTCTGCTCCAAGCTTCCTGAAAAGGCTTCCAGAGTTGCTTAAGTATATCAGATAACTTCTTTGCAGATTTGCTGAGTTTGTCAATCTGGCTTTCTCCTTTTGCCAATCCTCCATAATCAACCTGTCCAACATTTCCGAGGCCAATATTGTCTGCCTTTACGGCAGGCGTTTTTGTCGCACCAGATATCGCATCCGCCGCTTCTTTTCCAATAACCTTTAATTCGTCAAACGGAGCAATATTCTTTTTTAGAGCCTTGGTCTGCTTATTTAACGCGCTTGTGCTGTCCTTCGTGGAATCTGTTACATTCTGCGTAGCATCAGCCAGACTATCAGCTCCATCAGCAGCACTGCCATAAGCATCTTCTGTGGCTGACAGATCAGTTCCGGTAAGTCCCGCTCCACTGGCTCCCGTCTGCCCGGATGATTTGTTTCCGGTTATCAGTTCCGTAAAGGACTTAAAAGCATTTGCTACTGTTGCTAGTTTTGCCAGTAATGTGTTAATCACCTTGATAACCGGCGTAAAGATATTAATCAATCCCTGTCCGATCGTTGCCTTAAGAGACTGGATCTGCAATTGCATTACCCTAACCTGGTTTGCCCAGGAACCGGATGTTCGTGCAAAATCTCCAGAAGCTGCTGAAAGCTGTTCTGTTACAAATCTAAGACGCAGCGCAACCTTTTCCTGTTCGGTCATTTCCGATGTGGTCTTTCCATACCCATTTGCAAGTGCGTACTGGTCAAGGGCTGTCTGTGTCATTACAACGCCAAGGTCTTTTAAGGTCTCTGTTTCGCCTGTAAATACAGATTTTAGCTTTGTATAAGCCAGATCCTGACTGATGTTATAAAATGATGCCACATCACCAGTTAGCTGTGTCAGAGCTGTTGACATATCGTAAGCTTGTGCTTCCGAGAATCCGAACGACTTAGACATCGCTCCGAATGTACCAACGTACTGCTTCGCCATTGTTTCAGATAATCCGGCTGAGGTCATGGCGTTCTTCGCAAATTCATTAACCTTATCAGACATGGTTGTAAATGTAACATCGACCACGTTCTGCACTTCTGCCAGATTAGAACCAAGTTCTATGCACTCTTTCCCAAACTGGGACAGTTTCCCAATCGCGAACGCTCCGCCAATCAGCAGACCGATTTTTTTCACAGCACTTCCAAGGCCGTTAAATGACTTTTTTATTGCAGACACGCCGTTCTGTACGCCAGACGTGTCCATTCTGGTATCAATAATGACTGAGCCATCAGCAGCCATGTGTCCACCTCCTAACTATTTGAGGTTAAGCATCTCGTTAAGCTTATCTTTATAAGCCTGCTCCTCTTCAGAGAGACGCGTTTTTATATCAATAAGATTCTTGTTATCGTGGTAGAATTTCTTTTCCCATTTATCTAATCTTTCGCCAAAAGCTTTTTTTGATCGAATCCCGATAACTGTATTAAGCAAGCATTCTCCTGCTTCCATGAAATATGAAAAAAATGTCCACCAATGCATATAAGGTACCGCTCTAACTTCACTATGAATTACCTTGTTTACCGCCGGAATAATCATTTCCCCGTCCTGTCCCCAGTCCATCAAGCGTGGCTTCGGCTTTCCCGAATCGTCGTCCGTCTGTCCGCAGTCAATAAATTCACAAGCCTTCTTACAAGCTTCTTCTACGTTCTCTGGTGGAATGCTTTCCCAGTCTTCATAGAGGATCTTCAGCATTACTATTTTTTTTCCGTAGTTGTCAAGATTCGGGTCGTTCTGTGCAATCAGAATATCTATGATTGCTCGAAAATCCGTTCTGATAGAAAAATCCACCCCACTGATATTTAGTGAGGTGGGTAACTCGTAAGCGGTCATTTTGTGTATTTCTCCGTATACTTATCAACAGTAGCCTGCATTTTTATCTTTCTTTTTTCAATTTCCGGCGCAATTGCTTCTGAAATCTTATCAAGCACGATATATGCAAAAACCTGACCGTTCGGGAATACAGTTGTTGCAGTAATTGGTTCCTTGAATAAATCCATTGAAGCCTCATACCCTAACAGATAGTTCATTTTATCTTCAATCTGTTTGTTCAGATCCGCCATTTCTTTACTTGATGTGACCTTCTGAATGCTGTCCTGCATCTGTTCAAAAAATGGTTCGATTTCCTCTGCTCTTGCTGCAACATTAATGTCGGTCGGGTTCAACTTAAAGGAAGAAAATACTTCTCCCTGCTTGTTTGTGAATGTAAAAATAAGAAATCCATCATCAATGTTTGTGTTAATTGTCTTTGCCATTTTCTACGCCCTCCTAAAAATTATTCGCTGTCAGCTGTAAATGAGCCGGAAGTAATGTCAAATTTACCTTTGACGCGCTCTCCAACGTAATTAACTGTGAACGGAATCTGATAGCCGGATGTATCACCGCCGTAGGAGGTCGGCACAACATGACAATCCTGCTTGTATGCTTCGTATTTACCGGCTGTTGCTTCTTTCCAGAGATGTACTTCAACTGCACTTGTTTTTAGATTATCATCTTTAAGGCGTTCATCTACGATCTGCTGAAGCTTTTCAAACAGGTTTGATGTGGTATCTGCATAGAACGGATCAGCGTCAGAAGAAGCTTCGTAGCCGTTATGTTTGAATGTGGATTCTCCGAGAATGTTTTTAGATGTTTCAGTATCCGGATTGAGGTCAATATTGTACTCTTCCAGATCTTTCCCAAGACGCTCATATTTTGGTGTCAGTCCTCCACAAAGAGAACCAGAATCAATGTAATGAGCCATATATTTACGATCAATTTTTCCTGTTACTGGCATAGAATGTCCTTTCTGCCTATAATTTTAAAGGCTGTGTAGGTTAGCGACTATCTCTAATTGATAGCCGGTTGTTACGTTATATTACTTCGTAATTATTTTCGTAGCGTACCGATAATGGCAATAACCAGTCCTGTACACCACTCTCCTGTGGCTCTAAACCATAGGAATTATCACGGGTTATACGTTTTATCACTCGCCCCTGTGAAAGCTCTGGAAACGCATCTAAACGCGTCTCAGAGCCATTTATGACAACTGGTTCTCGGCATATCCATTTACCGAGATTGTCCAGAAACTTCTGAACAGATAACTTCTGCCGTTCTTTGTCGGATGCCGTGCGGTAAACCACATAAAATGGATACTGGCACACCTGATGCATTACTCCGCATATATCTTCCTTTTCTGAATAAATCAAGGCACCATTATCTGCTGAAAACGCAATTCCGGATTCTTTGCCGAGTTCCTCAAATTTGATTGTTTCATTTTCGTATAGCCCTGGATACTGATTCAGAAGTGCTTTCATGGCATCTGTCAAAATCTCATATCCGGTTGCATCTTTGCCAATTGGCTTATCTGCCATGTCGTCCACCTCCTGCTTGTGCTTTTACTTTGCGAATCCACGTACTGCCGTATTGTCGTTTTGCGGCATCAAACCAATGGGCTTGTGCCCGTGGGTGCGCTTGTTTGGTGTATTCCAGGTTCTCTTTTGCGTTTGTCTGACCGGAATACTGGCTAACAAGTACTTTTTTTGCTCCACGTCTTGCGTAAGGGCTTCCGGTTGATTCGTCAACCATGGTTTTACCCTCATACAGAAAGCGCCCGTATGGAGCCGACGCCGCACATACTTTTCCACTGCCTTGTAAAGATGTACTTTCTGCTCTTGTACGGTTAATAAAATTTCCTGAGATCATTGGCATGAATGGAATCATACTGTCCATGACCATTCCATCAAGGAGATACTGAGCTTCTTGATACTGTCTGGAGAATCTATCCATATTCAGTTTAATTTTCATATCTCCGTCAACTACGGAAAATCCTTTGAAATGATGAATTTTGCTCATATTACTTACCCAAAATTTCAAAATGAGGAATCAGTGTATACGGACCGCCTACACTGGTAATCTTGAACACGTTATCCTTATTCTCATTCATGTACTGATAGAATCCATTTCGATAATCACCATCAGTTACTGTTCCGCCAGTCCACTCACCCTCCCAGAAGAATGATTCATCTGAGAATGTGATAGTATCTTCCAGAGCGTTGTTAATCTGCTGTTCCCACTCTTTAGGCGGCACCCATGGAAGAATCTTACCGTCTTTATCAGTAATGGTTATATCGCCGTTCTGGACGGTATAGCGGATGTGTAACTGTGCGTTGTCTGTTGCGTCTGGCCCGTACTTTTTAAGGATTGCCCCTTTGTCGGTAACGAGGTCGACACCAGATAAAACATGAGGATACCAGTACGCATCTCCAGTCGTTTTGCTTTCGTAATAATTGAAAATCGTCACTGTTTTTTCGTACATGATACCCTCCTTTTTACAGTTTTAAATATTTATATCTGTTCTTCTTTGCGTATTTAATGGCTTCTTCTACGCTGTCAAAGCGTTGTCTAACATCCTCTTTCTTAGCAATTCCTTTGGCATGATAATTACCATCATCATCCCAGTTCGATATTACATTTCTTGTTCCAGTCATATAATAGGAATATCCCTGTTTGTTTGGCTCGGCTTGCTTATGTATGACAACGTTTCCTCTTCCGAAACCGCTTGCTCCTCCTCTACCACCCATTACATTTCACCTCGTTAAATTTGTCAGAAAATGCCTTAATTCTAACAATATTACCCTTGCACTTTTCCGGTACTTTTCCGTAGAAAATAATACTTTCTGGATGCAAGCGTTCAATCATAGCATTATAACCAGATAAGAATAGGCGCTCTTTGCTTAAACTGTTCATGCATCCAACCGAACTTACCGCAACCGTTCCGCCCTCTGGTTCACCGTCAAAACACCATTCGTAAGAATCTGGCGTACTCCATGAGATTGTCGGAATCACACGGCAACCGTACTCTTGGAGATATGCACCTATCCAGTGTTTGCGGTAATGGTTGTATATCTGGATAGCTTTAGGGAAATCGGTGTAGGTGCTGAAATCCGGTGTCAGAACGTACAGGAATTTGCTCAACTTGTCCACGTATCTGTCTGGATTTCTCCACAGCGCATCAAATTGGTAATCATCTAAGAAGAAATGAACAGCTTTCTCTTCCGGATTACTACATTTACCTCTTGCGTAATTGAAACCAATAAATTCGCAGCTCCCTTCGAATACTTCCGGGTATATCTGCGGTGTGCCGTATTCTCCAACGCCGGGAAAGATACGGCGGTTTAGATTTTCGTAAGCTATACTCGTCTCTCGGTTTGCCATAGATTACTTCTTTCCACTTCCAAAGAACCACGAATCAAAGTTTTTCATTCTGCGCTTTCTGGCTCTGTCATAAGTGGTGGTAGTACGGCTTGTATCGTGCAAAGCACTTGTATCGCCTTTTTCAGAAGCCTTTGAAAATTTGTGCATTTCATCTCTCATGGCCACGCTGGCATTAACTAATTTTCGATGTTCTATAGCAAGCCTTTGATTTTTAAATAACGCCTCTGCACTTTCAAGTTTTGCGATTTTCCTTTTACTCTCACTCAATCTGTCATTTATATAATTCATTGTCTTTACTGCTTCACTTTTTGTCTTAATTGACTTAAAGTAGCTAGTGTTTTCCGAATTAATGATCTTCTCAAGTTTACTGTCTTTTTTAACAGTTCCGCTTCCTCTGAGTGCGTCACTTTTCTTTGCAGAGTTGAAATATACTTTTGACATTAACTTAGAAACTGGCTTCTCGTTGTTTAATCCACTGCTTCCACCACGTCCACCCATAAAATCACTCTTTCATAATACTTTGCTTAATAACCTGATTCACACCAGTAGCTGACAATCCATTAAACATACCGACTGCAACTGCTGTGATATAATCTGTTGCTGGGAAATCTGGGATAACTCCCATCCCGACTGCTCCGAGAACACCACCAATAATCGCCATGATTACCGGAATCCATTCATCGGAGATTCTTTTTGATGCTTTACAGCCCATTCCTACAATGTAGCAAATCATAACGATTGCTACGCATGAGCCTAATGTTGAAATATCCATTCTTTTCACCTCACATCTGGAATACCAAACTGTTTGTATGTACCTGTAAATGAAAACTGTTTTCCACATTTACAGCAAGTTTCCGTAATGGTACAAGTCTTTTCTTTGTCATTACATTTTGATTCAGCAGGACTTTTAAATCTGTGTCCGCCAGTTAAAAAGCACATTACTGTATTCATTTCGTTTACATCCCCGCATAAAGAACTGGTATTCCATCATCCGTCCTTACTCCCATCAGAAGCGGTAAAGCCGTCTTAAGAAGTAAGTCGTTCGTTTTCTGTACGTCCCCAGCGGCGGCATACACCGCACTCCATTCCTTTGCACTCGCTCCGATCTGCTGAGGCGTGGCGTAAGAAATGGATTCACTGCCAGATGATACAGATGTTACAATGCCTGTCGTGCTACCACCAGACCCGATTGCAGTTGACGTACCGCTCACAGCGGCATTGGTAGCATTCTTCTCAGCAAGCTCAATCTGATACATTAATTCAGCCAATGAACAGACCGCCTTTTTGATACGCTTCTGAGAGCGTTCGTTTGTTGGCAGTCCATCCACCAGTCTGTCAAATGTCATTGTGTCCACGAAATCACTGGCTCTTTCCGCCAGTCGTGGGAAGTCGGCTTCTGGCGCAACTGAACCGAAATATGAAGTTGTGTAAAATTCATAATCTGCATAAGCCATGCCAGTTACCTCCTGCATTTATGATTTCGCTGTTACGCTTGCACTTCCGGCGTTCAGTGCTTTGTATGTTCCGTCGCACTCAACCACTGTGATCTTCTGTCCGGTTGCCGCCTTAATATCAGCTTTTCCGTCCCAAGTAGTCCAGTTTCTGAGATTCTGTCCATATCCGACAGTTACTGCTTCTGCTGCAACTTTGTATTTATACACATTGCCGGCATTTTCCTTAGCCGGATTTACAGTGATTTTTGTATCTCCGGTCGCTGAACCTGCTACAGAATTTACTGTCAGAGTACCGAGTGTAGGTGTCTCGTCAATGGTAATTACTGCGATTGCGTCAATGTACTCTGCGAAAAGAGTAAGACCCATGACCGCAAACGCTTCGGATACTGCTGTGTGGTAGTTGCCCTGAGTATGGAATCCGATCAGATTTGTCTCGCCAGACACAGTGTATACAAGACCTGCTCTTGCGAAGTCAGATTCGTTCGGGTCAACATAGTAAAGTACGATGTTCTCAACAGGAGTAGCGATAACCTGTCCTCTCGGGATTTCGCTGTCGGATAACAGGAAGATTGTATTGAATCCCATAAAGTCCTTCATATACTGGAATCCGAACTGGTTCTGAATAGTAATCTCGGCCGCTCCGAGATATTCATATACGTCCAGAATGTTCACAAATCCAACAACACCAGTCACATTTCTGTGCATCTGTTTGAATTTGTTTTCAACACGACCTTTAGCCATTGCCAGAGCCATCTGGAATGTTGTTTCTGTGGAAGTAAGCGTACCGGTTTTCAGATAATCATAGAATCTGCCGGTAACGTCAGTCTGAAGTTGGAAAAGAAATTCATCATCAGTCATCTGAACAGCGTTCTCGTAACCGTGATCCTTGATTGCTTCGATAGATACAGCCTTTGCGTACTTCTCGATAGTCATTTCCGCATAGTTCTTTTCTTTTACAGTGAATTTGCTGTAAGGGATTTCCTCGCCCTCACCAACATTTCCGCTCTGCAAAGTACCCTCTGCGTACTTAGATTTCAGTACAGCACCCGGCTGTTTTTTGATAGGTCTCATGATGCCCAGAATATCACGTAAGTGCTGCCAGTTTCTTTCGAATCTGGTAACAAAGTCAATCTCACGTGCCTTTACCTGAATATCATTAGTCATAATAAGATTAGCTTTTGCTGCCATATAAAAAAATCCTTTCTACCCATAATTGTTAAGGTATTGGGTTAGCGGCTATACTCTGATGTATAGTCGGTGTAAAAAAATCATTGGAATAACTGGATATTCTGAGCAATTGCAGCCTGTCTTTCGGACGGGTCTTTGATTGCTTCGATATCTTTCTTAGTCATACTTCCCGGTGTCTGCTGCTGTCCAACGCGAGTGGTAAATCTTGCCTGGTTCTGCTGAGCCTGCTGCTGAGATTCATCTACAAATGTATCAGGTTCATCCTGTTTCATCTGTTCAAGTAAATCATTAAGTCCAAGAATCTTTCCGTCCT